CCTTAACTACTGAACAAGCCCCCCGAAGCGGAAGGGGGACTCGAATGACAAAAGCGAAGGGGGAGACTTACGGAGGGATGATCCAACCATTCCCCTTTAATTTATTATCGAAAGCCGAGGCCTAGCGGAGGCCTTAACAATGGCGAAGGGGTCACTACATAGTTCGCCCCTTCTCGAAAGAAAGGGCGAATCTCCTAGGTGCGGTATCCATTAAACCTATTTGCCTTCTTTGGTGAGGCGGAGTCGCTGGGATCACTCCCAGATTATTAAGCAAGGCGGGCGAGGTCTTGCTCCGGCTTTAAGGCTACGCTTGGCCTTTTTCAGTCTGTCATCCAAGGATTGCCGACCTGTTCCGGCTTTATGTTTCCCAGAACAAGATTCAGCCCGTAATGCCGGATCAAATTCTTGCAAGGATTTATTTTGGCACTACGGAAGCGGGGAGGTGAATGTCACGCCGGACACGATTAAGAAGCACGCTGGCGGGAGGCCTAGTCGGTGGAGCATCGCAACGGCGAAGAAGATTTGCGGATTCGTGAGGCGGGGGATTCCCTTGCGTTATGCTGGCCCCTTGGCGGGGGTTCCGTGGTCAACTTGCAAGGAATGGGCGGGGGAACATCCTGAGTTCCCCCCGATGCTTGAAGAGGCTCACTCGGCCTTCGTGCAAGATCATGTCGGGAACATAGAAAGGCACTCCAAGGCCTCGGAGAAGGGGAGCCAATGGCTTTTGGAGCGAAGGGCAAAGGAAGAGTTTTCAGCACCTTACACCCAGAACAACGCTTCCCAGCCTTCCCTAAATGTCCTCGCCCTAGGGAACGATGCCCTCTCAAAGCTCATGCAGGGTTGGGGCGGGATGCTTGCCGGACAAACGGCGGGGCAATCGCAACCGATCCCGATCCCAGTTGAATCCCAACAAATCCCAGACACTCAACCTAGTCCGTCTCTGTTAGTGGAACATATTACAGAATCTAACGAAGCCCCCCAGATTAAATTAGATATCCCCTCGGAGAAAATAGAAGCCCCTAAGATTGAAGAAGTTAAGCAGAAAAGGGGGAGGGGAAGGCCTCGAAAGTATCCCAAGCCTGACGGGGTGGCCACACCCCCCACCCTGCCGCCCCCTAATTTATAGACCCCCCTTTCAAAAAAAATCTAAAAAATTTAACCCCCCTCTAACGAATAAATGCCTCTCGCCACTCCCGACCAACTTCCAAAGAACCCCACTCCAGAACAACTCTTAGCAACGCCGCTGGGCTTTTCCAAAATGCTTGGAATCGACCTCCACCCTTGGCAGTCGAAAGTCTTCCTCGATGTTGGCCTCGGCAACCGAGTCGCCCTCAAAGCCGCCAACGGCTCCGGTAAAACCTCCTGCTTGGCGGCTCCCTTGGTTCTTTGGTGGTGCGCCGTCTATCCCAAGAGTCAGGTAGTCACCACCGCCGGAGTCTATCGTCAGGTTAAGGAGCAACTCTGGCAGAGGCTCGCCGGATGGCGGGATCGGCTAACGGGCTGGACTCTCAACGCCACCGACCTCACGGCCCCCAACGGATCAAAAGCCATTGGATTCAGCACGGACGAGCCCAACCGCTTCGAGGGCTGGCACAATGACAGACTCTTAATGATCTTTGACGAGGCGAAATCCATCCCTGCCGATATCTGGAGGGCGGCGGAACGCTGTCAGCCCTTCGCTTGGTTAGCCATGAGCAGTACGGGCGGCATGGACGGGGAGTTTGCCCAATGCTTTCTAGGCAAGCGCAAGTTCTGGAAAAACTACTCTGTTACGGCCTTTGACTGCCCCCATATCAAAAAGGAATGGATTGATATGCAGATTGAGCAACATGGTCGGGATAACCCCTTTATCCGCAGTATGATATTTTCGGAGTTTATGGGGGAGGACGATGGGATCAGTCCCTTCACCTATTCCAAGATCCGCTTCTGTAAGGAGAATCCCCCAAAGAGGATAGAAGGCCCCCCTGTGGCTTTCATTGATTGGGCCGGAGGCGGGGATGAGTCCGTGATTGCTATTAGGCGAGGTAACGTGTTAGAAGGCTTGATTGGCTGGAAGGACTCGGATACCATGAAAAGCGTTGGGAGGGCCATTGTGGAGCTAAAGAAGGCCAACCTGAAGCCCTCCGATGTTTGGGCTGATGACGGCGGCTTAGGTAAGCCAATGAATGATCGGATGCGGGAAATGGGCTGGCCCATAAGGAGGCTCAATTTCGGGGGGAAGGCCTACTCTGACCGCTATGTGAACAGAGGCTCCGAAATCTGGTGGGAGACGGCAAGACAGATTGAGAGGGCTGAACTGATCCTCCCGCAGGACGAACTCATGGATGCCCAGCTATGTTCTCGAAAAGCCAAGATCACCTCGTCCGGCAAAATGGGGCTGGAGAGCAAAGATGAAATGAAGCGCAGGGGGGTAAGCTCGCCGGATCGGGGGGATGCGGTTTGCGGGGTGTGTTGCGTCAGAAATGATTTGGGAGAGTTGACAAGGTTTGATTCCGGCAATACGGGCTCTGATTGGTTGAGCGAGATGCAGGAAACCTCGGATGGGGAATCCTCGATATCTGGCTTCGACTCAGGAGGCTAAAACATAAATGCAAATCTGGAATTGGCTGACTCAAAACTGGACGGAAATCGTGGCGGCTGTGGGAGGCATTGTCCTTGCGGCCCGCATTATTGTGAAGCTTACCCCAAGCGAGACGGACAATGTTTGGCTGGAAAAGATCATTGGATTTTTGAAGGGCGTGGGACTCCACATCAAATAAGTGGGAATCCTGTCCGCCATCTTGCAGATTATTGCGAGGCTCCTTGGTTTTGTTCCTGACCGCAAAGAACGGGATGAATCCGGCGCACGGAATGAATGGCGGAAAAATCAGGATGCCATTGATTCTGATCTTGGCCCTCAGCCTTGGTGGATGCGCCACGACTCAGCCAGTAACAAGAACCACCGGACAAGTTGAGCGACTGATGACCATGCCCGAATACGAACATGTCAGATCCTCCTCGCCGGAAATTAAACGCTGGGCGAGGGAAGCTCTTACTTCCGTTAATGACCTCGAATATCAGGTGAGGAGCAAATGAAGGAACGGCAGGAACTTTATTCGACTTTGATTGAAGACCTGCGGGCTCGGACGGGCTGGGAGGAGCGGCAAAGGATTTGGTATGAGATGAGGCATAATGGCCTTCGCAGAAAGAAGAAACTTCCTTGGCAAGCCGACCTTCACTACCCCTTGGCCGATTCGATTATCGGCAAGCTCAAGCCATTCTACTATCAGCAGGTTTTCTCCAATGAGGTGATTGCCTCGTTTGTTCCGGCCAAGCCCCAGACCGATTCAGTCACCCAGAGCGTGAGCCGTTGGTTTGATTATCAGGTTCGCCAGCAAAGCAATTTTGAGACAGAGATCCTCACCACGATTGACGCAATGCTGATGAGCGGGATGAACCTCTTGAAGATTTCTTGGGACGAGGATGCCGGAGGGATTCGTTTTGATTCCGTTGATCCCGTCCACGCCATTGTCCCTCACTACACCCGTGATGTCCGCACCTGTGATCGCCTGTGCCACGTTATCCCGATGTCGGTCAATCAATATCGCAATAACAAGCTCTACAATCAGGACGAGGAATTGATCAAAAAGATCAAGGGGCGAAGCAACGAGGGAACGAGGTTTTCCAGTTTTGAGGATGTGAAGCTCCGGCGGGAGGGCATTACGGTTGGCTCCGAGGATGACCAGATTATTGTCTGGGAGGTTTATGAGCGGGATGAGGACGGAAAGATTTACGTCCACACCTTCAGTCCAGTCGAGCCCACGATTGATATCCGGCCCACCTTCGAGTTGCCCTACAACCACGGCCAGCTTCCGTTTGTGCCGTTTGTCATGGAGATCAAGGACAAGGGTGTGTATTCCAGTCGAGGGATCTGCGAGGTGGTTGCGCCTTTCGAGGCCTATATGTGCAAGCTGATGAACGAGAAGGCGGACGCAATGACGCTCTATAACCGCCCCTTGTTCCGCTGTGAGCAGGACATTCCCAATACGAACAACCTAAAGTTCGGCCCTGCCACAATCCTTCCCGTGGGAGTGTCTCCCGTGACTATGCCCCAGCCTCCGATCTCCTTTGATCAGGAGATGATCAATCAGCGCATGATTTCAGAGTACCTAACTTCCATGCCGGACTTTGGCCTTGCCCAGCAGGGTAATACCAAGAACGCCCGCACCGCCACCGAGATTTCCCAGATTGGTTCGCTGATGGGTCAGTCCACGGATCTCCGTGCAAGGATCTTCAGGATTTCATTGGGTCATGTCTATCGGCAGGCCTATTCGGTTCTGACGCAGTTTGGAAAGAAGAGTCTTAATTTCCACTTCATCGACACCTTTGGCTCCGTTCCGCCGGAAGCCTTGGAGGTGACTTATGCCATTCATCCTTCCGGTTCCGCCGATGGGATCAACAAGGCCGTCCAGTACCAGAAGGCTTTCGCCCGTCTTCAGCTTTTAGGCAACAACCCCATGATTAACCAAGCCGCCCTGCTTAAGAGCGTCCTTGAGATTGATGACCCTTCATTAGTCCAAAGACTAATAACTGATCCCAAGCTGGAAGAAATGGATCAGGCCGAGGATCAGGCCAACGAAAACCTTATCCTTGAGAGCGGATTCCCTGCCTTGGTTCGTCCTTCCGACAATCACAAGGCCCACCTCAAGGTCATGCTGGATCGGATTGAGTTCCTGTCCCAGAGCGGCGGCGGAAGCCCCGTGGCCATGCAGAGATATCGGGAACATCTTGAGCAACATCTCTTGGCCCTCGGCCAAACCGACAAGAACCTTGAGCGTCAGATTCGGAGAGAGTTGGCCGAGCGTGCGAAGGCAATGGAATCCCAGATGGGTAATCAATCCCAACAGGGAACAATGACCACCGAAACCCTGCCTAGTGGACAGGGCGTGTAATAAGGCTATCTAATATATGTTGACCAAGATCAAATCGGCCATACGGGTTTTTCGAGAGCTAGGTCATGTCGAGGTGGACTGGACTCCAGAACACCAGAATGCGGCCCAGCAGTTCTTTGTCTCTCCCGCCGGAAAAAGGCTTCTCCTTGTTCTGCAAAACTGCGCCACACGAAAAGACACACAGGCAGTATTCGCCGGAGGGGGACGTTTTGAGGCGGGGAAGGCGGTGGGGATGAGGGAGGCTCTGACGATCCTCGAATACCTCGTCAAAATCGAAGTTGAAGAATTTACCGAGAACTCCGAGGGCGGGGCCGTTGCGGAGCTTCTCGAATCACTACGGCCCTAAACACACACGGGAAGGACACCTGAAAAACCAATGAATGAGGAAGCAATCAAGGAAGTGACTCCGGCTGTGGAGCCAGTCATTTCTCCAGAGAACATCACGGAGGAGCAGATTAGGGCGATGGCGGCGGAAGCCGATGGCATCCCCTACAAGGCTTCTCCCAAGGCGGATATCGAACCTGAAGTCGCCGCTCAGGATTCTCAGGATGCCTCCAAAACAACCCCAGAGGCCAAGGAGGAAACAAAGGATTCGGATGAATCCGCCCCCAAGGCTGAAGAAAAAGCAGAAGTTAAGACTGAAGAACGCAAGGCCTCCGATGACTCGGAAGCCAAGGAGACAAAGGCCGAGGAGAAATCCAAGGTTGAGGATTCCAAGAAGGAAACCAAGCGGGCCAAGGAAGAGGCCCGCCTCTCGGAAAGCTGGAAGAAGCTGGAGGCCGAAAAGGCCCAAGTTCGAGCCCGTCAGGCCGAGCTTGAAAAGAAGATCGAGGAGCTTGAGAGCAAGAACGATCCGACCAGCCCAAGCCCCGATGCGCTCAGGAAGTACGCCCGTGAGTGGGAGAATGAGGGAAGGGATGACCTTGCCAAAGCCGCCCGCCAGCAGGCCGATCTACTGGAGCAGAAGGCCAAAAGCCAGTCCGAGAAAGAGGAGCGTCAGAAGCGGGAGTTTACCGAACAATGGGGCTCCAGCGTCCGGCGCATGATTGAGGAGAATCCTGAGTTGAAGGATGAGGAATCCCCGTTTGCCAAGAGGGTTGTTTCCCTTTTGAAAAGCGAGGATGCCGAACTCCGCAAACTCCTCAACACCAGCCCCAATGGCTTCGCCTATGCCACCCAGATCGCCCGAATGCAGGAAGCGGCGGAGGCATCGGAAGCCTTGCGAAAAGAAGTTGAAACTCTGCGAAAAGAGAACACCGAGTTCAGGAAAAAAACCTCCCTGTCCGCCAGTTCCACCGCCAAGGCTCCCAAGCGGAAGTCCTTCGAGGAAATGAGCTGGAGCGAGCAGGAAGAGTTTCTCAGGCGCAATGCGTCTGATGCCGACAAACTTGGCGTTCTCGTAGGAGATTAAATTATATGGCACTTATGTCCCGTTCCAATCCGGCTTCGCTGGGGAGCTATTATCAGGCTTTCCTCTCGAAGAACCTGATTGATCGTATCAATGAAACCCTGAAACTCAACGAACTGGCCCAGCAGGTAGACCTGCCCAAGAACATTGGCTCTACGAGCGTGAAGTTCTTCCAGTTCGACACCACCCCCGCCTCAAGCAACGTGCAAACTCTGACGGAGGGAACTCCGATCAATACGTTCCGTGAAGTGGGCCTGAACAGCGTGAGCGTGTCCCTGACCCAGTACGGTGAAGCCGTCAAGATCAGCGACATCCTCTCCCAGACCAGCCTCTTTGACGTTCTCAAAGAAGCCTCCAACACCCTCGGTGAGGAAGCGGCTCTCAAGGCCGATGACCTCTCCCGTGATCAGTTGGTGACTGGTACTGACGTTGCCGGAAACGCCACCGCCAAGCGTTATGGTCAGGGCATTGCGTCCTTCGCAACCCTGTCCTCGACTGCGGCGGCTTCCGCCTATCTGGATGCCGAGGATCTACTCGATTCCGTCACGGCCCTGAAGGCGAACAAGGCTAACCCGCTCAACGGCCAGTTCACGGCGTTGGTTCCCCCGCAGGTTTCTCGTGACCTGTTGCGTGACACCGACTTCCTGAACACGGTCTATCGCAATCCTGAAACCAAAGTCGGTTCGCTCCCGAAGGGAACCCTTGGTTCGTTCTATGGTGTTCGCATCGTGGAACATACCAACCCCTTCATCGAGGGAACGACTGCCGGAACGTATGACTCGGTTGGTTCCATCTATTCAACGGTGGTGCTGGGAGCCAATGCGTTTGGCGTGGTCAAGATCGCTGGCGACTCTCCGATGAGCCCCCGCATGATCGTTCTGCAAAACGCTGACAAGAGCGACCCCTTGAACCAGACCATCACGGCTGGTTACAAGGCGTTCTATGCGGCCAAATTGCTCAACGCAAAGCGGGCCGTTGTCATCAAGAGCAAGAGCCGTTTTGCCTAAAAATGGCTAAAGGACTCGTTATCCTGATGAGTCCAGAGGCGAAGGAGGGGGGCTTGGAAACAGGCCCCTCTCCCAAGCCCGAAGAGAAGTCTTCGGGTCTGCGTCTGGAGATCCCAGCCTCGGAATTACCGGAAGGCTCCGTTGCGGGGGATCGTGTCTCTATGAAAGGAATTCTTTCTTCCATAGAGGGTGACAAGGCCATTGTGAATGTGGAGGAAGCCGAGTTCATGCCTTCGGAAGACGAAGGTGAAATGGATGAGGGCGTTCTCCGCTCCAAGGCAGAGGAAGCCGATCTGGAAAGCTAGGAAGCAGTTCCCCGTGCCTATCTATCAATATGAGAATAAGGACGGGGAGGTTGTTTCCTACATTCTTCCTGTTGATCAAAGGGACGGAGTGAAGGGCCTAAAGCGCATTCCTTCCGCCCCTTTCATCAGCAGGGGGACGGCTAACCCAGACTCAGCCGAAGAAGGCGCAAGGCTCTTTTACAGGCAGGCCGAGGAAAAGGGGAAACTCAAGTCCAAGAAATACTCCAAGAACAAGATCAAGCAAATCTGGGGATGGTGATTTATGCCTAGCATCAAAGAAATCTATAATTCAATCGGGGAGGTGGAGCTTAACGCAGAATCCATCAATCTGAACGTGGATGGGCTGGAAGCGTTGGCCTCCACGCAACAGGCCGACATTGCTTTGATTAAAGCAGATGTGGATGACATTCGGGCCGATCTTGCTAATGGGGTAACCATCAACCAGCCTGTTGCCGTTACAGATAATGCTGGCTCACTCACAGTAGATGGTTCCGTATCTGTTTCAAATTTCCCAGCCACTCAACCAGTAAGCGGCACGGTCACGGCGAATGCTGGGACAGGATCATTCACAGTCGCCCAATCAACAGCCGCAAGCCTAAAGGCTCAGTCGCAGATTCTTAACTCCGCTGGAGCGGTTGTGAGTCCAGCCGAGGTCGGGACGGCTGGAAGCCCGTCCATTGATGTTTTGTCTGTTCAGGGAGTAACCAGTGGAACGCCTATTTTCGTGGCCCCAAGAAACAATGCCGCAACGGTAGTTACTGGAACCACCGCCAATACATCCTCAAATCAGGTTTTGGCCTCCAATACGAGCCGCCGATACCTGCTTATCCAGAATCTTTCCGATACGGATATGAACATCAACTTCGGAGCCGCCGCTTCAGCCTCCACGCTACTCCTAGCCAAGAATGGAAGCGGGATTGTGTTTGAGTCTGGCTATGTTCCGACAGATGCAATCAATCTAATCTGCTCCGCAAGCAGTAAGGCATACTACATTCTTCACGCATGATTGTCGTTAAGCCCACCTACGACTCTGACGCAAGCAGTTACTTTACAACTGCTGGAGTGACTGAGGTTGCCGCGAGGCAACAAATCAGCCGCTTCGTCACAGGAATCAAAGACCTTGGCCTATGGAGCAACATGGTCTGCTGGCCTTTGCGTTCATCGCAGAACGCTGGCACTGGAACGACTGCGTACAGCTTGGGCGGGTTGGGTACTTTTAATGGGACGTTGACCAATGGGCCGACTTGGGGGGCGAGTGGAGTTGATTTTGATGGGGTGAACGATTTTATTAATACTGGCAATACATTCAACACAGCAAGAATAATTTACGTATCTTACTTGGCACGATTGCCTAGCGCCACATTGCTGGGATCGATTGTTGGGAATTATAATTTTAATGGAACAAACGAAACTGGATACGAGTTATTTCACGAAGCCAGCACTCGGCCAACAATGAGGTTTTACACTACTTCAAATAACGGAAGAACAACCACTATTAATTGCAACGACGGGAATTTTCATTTTGCTATGGGAATAACCGATAATACTGCTTCTCAAATATCTGTCGACGGAACTACTGGATCATTCACAAATTTAACTAATCCCCCAAGACTTAACTCTACTCAAAACTTCGCCATAGGAGCTGGAAATACTAATGGTCGGCTTCCATCTAATGCGATTATCTCTTTTGTTGCTGTAATGGATTTATATACGACTCAATTTGATTCAGTACGCACCCTCTACAAAACCACCCTCGGCCAAGGATTAGGATTGCCGTGAAATACATAGCCATTGCCATTCTTCTTTCCAGTTGCTCGCCTAAAGCAGAGCAATCCGACCTACCTAATTACAGCGATATGAGTGCGGCGGCGGACGCTGGCCGTATTGTGACGGAGGGGAAATAACATGGCCTTCTTCGGCGGCGGCGGGAGTGCGGCGTCTGGGACTCCACCAGATGTTCAAGTTTTCACGACCAGCGGAACTTGGACAAAGCCTGCTGGGGCAAAGCTCGTTCATTTTCTTTTAATCGGAGGAGGAGGCGGGGGAGGAAATGGAAGAAGGGGTGCGTC